GTGCTCAGTGGGAAAAGAAACTTCCGAGAGGACTTGTATCCAGAATACAAGGCCAATAGGGCTTCGGCCCCTAAGCCCAAGTATTACAGCGATATTAGGGATTATCTTTACCGTAACTACGGTGCTGTTATTACTAATGGTATTGAAGCTGACGACGAATTAGGTATTAGAGCGGCTAAGCTCGCTAAGGAGGGGCATCCGTATATCGTCGCAAGCACTGATAAAGATTTAAAGCAAATACCGGGAGAACATTATGACTTTGTTGAAAAAGAGACTTGGACTGTTTCGGCAAAAGATTCAGTCACTATGTTTTATCAACAGCTACTTTCAGGAGACAGTACTGACAATATCCCTGGTATTACTGGCGTTGGTCCTGTTAAGGCTGCTAAACATCTAGCGGACTGTACAAGCCCCAAGATCATGGCGGAGACTGTGTATAAGGCGTATCAAGAATTCACAGGACTAGAGTGCCCGGATCATATTATTGATCTAAATGCTAGACTATTGTGGATCTTCAGGAAGAAAGGAGATTCACATCCTTTTTGGAGACATATGGGGAGGGAGGCCACATGAAAGAGAACTACGAAGTAACTAAGGACGACAAGTATTGGGCCTTACTGGCTATGGAGGAAGCAGCAGAAGTCCAGCAAGCCATCTCTAAGATCCTTCGATTTGGCCTGAGTGCTGAGAAGAGTCAAGCTCTGGATATGGAAGTTAAGGATCTGATGTACAGCTTGCACATGCTTGGCTGGTACATGTGGTTCAAGATGCCCAACCTCCCTGAGATACTTCAACACGCGCAGACCAAGCGAGGCCGTAGTTTTGTGAGTGTACTGAACGACCTCCTGGTCGTCGAACAGCGGGAGCTGTATGAAACCTAGTGACAAACAAATAGGAGGCTCACATTATAAGAAGTTTGCTATCCAACCATCGGAGTTCTGCCAAAAGAACAGACTAGGACATTGTGAGTCGGCAGCGATCAAGTATCTCTGCCGCCACAACTTGAAGGGAACGGGGATAGAGGATTTGGAGAAAGCTAAACATTTTATCGATCTAATATTGGAATGGGAATATGGAAAAACAACTAACACCGGCTGAATGGGGGCACATCTATGACCTAGTGGAAGATGTACTTGAGACGATTAGGTACGACGACACAGGAGTGACTGATGACCTAATGGAGAATGCGGCTATAGTAGCTGAGATTCTCCAGATAGCATTACACGAGGATGAAAAAGAATAATGACAAGCCACATATTAATACCCGACATTCAAACTAAACCAGGTGTGCCAACTCGCCACTTGACTTGGATCGGTAAGTACATTGCGGATAAGCGTCCTGATGTAATTATTCAGATAGGAGATTTCAGTGATCTACCCAGTCTTAGTTCCTATGATAAAGGAAAGCTGTCCTTTGAAGGGAGACGATATCGAAGCGACATTGCTGCGACTCAACGAGCTATGGAATGCCTATGCAGTCCTTATGCGGGAATTAGGAACTACAAACCACGAATGGTACTCACTCTTGGAAACCATGAGCAGAGAATTAAACGAGCAATCGAAAGCTCTTCAGAACTTGAAGGGACGATGTCTATCGATGATCTCGGCTACGAACAATTCGGGTGGGAAGTCCACCCCTTTCTTAAGGTGGTAACAATCGATGGAGTGTCTTACTCTCACTTTTTCCCCAGAAGCGGTAACGGTCGAATTGTACAAACTAGAACCGGAGCACCTTCTGCCAAAAGTCAACTCATTCGTGAGGGACGATCATGCACAGCCGGGCATGCACAAGGTCTCGATATCGCCCCTCTGCCATTACAAGGCAGACTCCAGTGGGGCCTTATTGCTGGCTCTTGCTACCTCCATAAGGAAGACTACCTCAGCCCTCAAGGAAACACTCACTGGAACGGAGTTATCCTTAAGCAAGGAGTTAACAGAGGTACATATTCTCCTATCCTAGTGGACTTAGATTATCTGGGGAAGAGATATGGGAAAAATAAAAAGAGGTAATGTTTACCGCTCGGGATTCGAGAAAGTAATAGCCGGGCAACTAGCGGCGGCTGGAGTTAAGTTTGACTTTGAGCCAGACAAACTACTGTATCTGAAACGAATTAGCTCAGGGACGTGCGTGGGTTGTGGGGCTAAAGATGTGTTTCAGAAGAGGCGATATACGCCTGACTTTAAGATAGGGCCTGGGCTGTATATTGAAGCCAAAGGCGCATTTGTGCCGTCTGATCGTGCCAAGTTGATCCTGGTCAAGAACCAGCACCCAGAGATCGAGATTCGTATTATATTTCAAAGAAATAACTCTATGGGGGTGAGACGTTACGCGGATTGGGCTAATGAGGAAGGATTTAAATATATGGTTGGAGGATACACAGGTGTATGGATAACATAACAGCCTTTAACGTCAGGGAGAGGGAACGAGAAGCCCATGAGGCGGGGATAGTAGCATTAGGTCAGATGCTTAATGATAGGATAGACGCCGAGATTATTAGTTTGCTAAAACACGCATCCGTTTCCGGACTTTGTCCGCACCCACATTGCCTAGATAGCTGTGACGTAGGCCCATAGATTTAGCACTGGGGGACAGGGCACTATAAGGAGCAATACCAGCCGTAGATAATAGATAGATGTAAATCCCCAACCATTTCGGCCCATGAGTCCAGTCATCGAATAGATGACGCGCGATAGCATGGGCCGCTTCATGTAGGGCAGTCCAAACATTGAGGTGAGGCTTGTGTAACCATATACGATGGTCTATAGGACGATAGCCGCTGAAGTTACGACCCTTGATTTGCAGTACAACAGTAGGGACCGGCACCTTGTATTGCTTACACGCCCACTTGACCCAGTTCCTCCCATAATGTATGTTCTTTAACCCTTGTATTGTGGAATGTCCGAATGAGGCTTCCCAGTCATATGCTTTCTCTGCTTGAGGATCTTGCATGCCAAAATTATGTATTGTTTGTGGTAAACGAAAACCAGAAGTTCCGGATAGGGAACAGATGGGCCGTCCTATTAAACGCGTCTGCGGTCCGTGTCATCGAGATAGACTAACCAGAGACGCGTGTCACGTTCTATCTCGTATGATCGCGGATAGGGTAGACATGGATATTATGGAGGAATTATGCCGCCAGAAATAGCTCCCGTTCTGCTTTGCGTCGGCGTGTTAGCCCTGGTAGGATTTTACCTTTGGCTTTATTCCATTTTGGGAACTCATCGGCAGCGGCCCCAAGATTCCCGGCGTTTAAATATTTCAACAGAGTTGAGTCACCTAGACCTTCGGCAAGGGTATCGGTATCGATGTCACTGCCCACGTTGTAGGCAAATGACACTAGAGCGTCAAATTGATTTTGCGTGACGGGAACCCTCAAAAGATAATTCACCTCTTCTTCAAAGTTCCAGATATCGTCCAGAAAGAACTTATCGGCGAGTTCCTGGGAAATCACCATACCGGGGTAGACTCCCCTCGTATGACCGTATCCAATGGTCCATACACCCGTGGGACAACGATACGCCGTCAGGCGACAGCCCTCGAAGCCTTTAATAAAGTCCACTCCAACTTTAGATATACGCATAATTAACCCTTGATCCAACCAATCAGAATAGCGGCTAGAGTAGCTACTGCGCCGGATATGGCCGCTAATACCCACCACGCGCCCTTGCCCTTATTTAAGGCCTCTGTAAGCCCAACAAGAGCTACAGTATTAGCCTCCATACACTTAGTAAGCGTAGTAGTTCTTTCTTCTAACACAGCTTGCGCGACCTCAACTATTCGTAGCCGTGTTTCCAATTCTGGTGCATTAGTCATTTTTATCCTATTAAGAAGCTACAATTTTCCATACTTTAACTCGCGTACCGATGGCCAGGTGGTCGGCGACAGCAGACGTGAATGTAAGACTCGTAACGTTACTTACTGTATCCCATATCAAGGTGGAGGCCTGCGATCCGGCGGCCGCGCCGCTTATACGACCGCCTTGACTTATCCAGCACGCGCGTCCTGACACCCCAAGTTCCAAGTGTCCCTCTATTCGCCCAGGATTTGCGCCGACAATGCCACCGATGACCGCATTATCGCCGGCGGCGCTGGCTCCGTCAGTGACTACGAGTCGTTCGTAGTTGCCTGCTGTGGTATCGCCGTTAAAATACAGCTCTAGATTGGCGGTCGATGCGGTTGCACCGAGAAAATCAAATATCACCCAATAGTGTTCGTCGGTAGAGAGGTCGAGTCCGCTTATAGTTAAACTGGTAGCCGCAGCACCTGCAACTATCTCCGAGCCGACGAAAGTCAGTGCTCCGCCCCCTCCACCACTAGAATTTATAGTACGTTCGCCGGCAACGGTGTCGTCAAAGGTTACATTAGTTCCGGCCAACAATTGACGAGAATTAGGTAGATCGGAAGTCTCGTCTGATACCGTTAGAAACGTACTCTCCGATACATCTGTTAACTCTGCCGGCTGCACAGCCGTATCCGCTAAAGCCAATGACGCAATACTAGCGGCGTCTAACGCCACGTTCGGATTAGCCGGATCTATAGCATCCACATCTATACCTGCGCCTGCAACTACGCTTTCCACAACACCACTACCACCACCCTCCCCGCTAGAAACATATATTCGATTCTCTGGCTTCCTGGCCTTCAACCAATCAAATTGTTTCTGAAGCTTGGCTACCTCGGTTTGAAATTCTTCAAGATCCGCATAGCGTTTGGCGTTCAACATAGCCATAGCTACATTGAGTTCTTGTATCTTTTTGTCTAACAACGCGGTCATTACGATACTCTAATCTGTAATACACTACCGTTACGATATACCCCGTTTACCGGCACATTACCCGTAGCTGCGGCGGCGTCATCGGCGAAATTCTCAAGATTTACGATTAATAGATGACCCTTGATTCCAGATCCGGTTTGATTGCCGATAGTTAGGGTTATATTACCTCCATTTCTGTTCGTACCTACGCCGTTTCTAGCCGTAACGGCTACGCCTCCACCGGTACCGTTAGAAGGAACTCCGCCTCTAAGTGTCGCCGAACCTCCAGACGTGCCGGCTCCTTGGGACGCACCGCCCGACATAATCATCTGGCCTCCAGAGCTTCCAGCTCCGCCATCTACTTCTACGTTACCACCTTGAGCAATAAAAGAAGGACCGCCTTGCAGAACCACAGTGCCGCCTGTGGCAGTTACGGAGATACCTCCTAATAGTTCTACGTTGCCCCCCGTATCGTCGTCACTAGTGCCTCCTTCTAGGGATAAATCCCCACCATCCCCACTCGTACCATTTCCGGCCCGTACTATCAGATTAGTGCCAGTAGCTGCGGTAGGTCCGGCTATAGTACCCGGAACCCCTATTGTACCTACCGTTAGAAGATTACCGGAAGCATTCCACGTGAGACCGTCATCAGCTCCGAACTCTCCATTATCATTATATTGTATTTGAGTGTTATCCCCGCCGGGCGTACCACCGTCACTAATCGCATCTGGTTCGCTAGACACAAATATCCTAGTATTCTCAGGCTTACGGGCTTTGAGCCAATCGAACTGCTTCTGAAGTCTAGCGACCTCTGTCTGAAATGATTCAAGATCCGCGAAGCGTTGGGCATTAAGCACCACCAAAGACGCGTTAAGTTGTTGTATATTTTTGTATAATGATTCGATCATTTTGTAGCCGTACCTTTGGGATCATATTCGAACAAGGGTAAATCATGCTCTCTTTTTGAGCCTACTCGTATAACATCCTCACCTCTAATCTCCATTGGATATTCGATAATTGGATATCCTATAGCCTTCATGCGTTTCCATATAGCAACTGCGTCCGCACTGAGGCGTGAGTCTGATACCACAGTACCTCCTTGTTCTTTAGCTGTTTCAAAAAGTTTACGATACATACCAGTGCCTATACCTCCCCCTCTAGCGTTCTCGTTTACAAAAGAGTTACGAATTCTAAACTCTCCGGTTGTATTGTCTTTTATGTACATTAATTCAGCTTCGTAATCCTCAAACTCACCTTCGTCCCGTTGAACTTTTATTTTAGTCTTAGGACGTATCACTCTTTGTTCTATATCCTCGGTCTCATCTACTGAAGTAGCGGATAATATTTCATCCTCTAAATCCTTTCTATAGAAATTCTTAGTCCATTGCTTTGCTTTCTCTACAGGAGTACCCGCATTAAATGGAATCAAAGTGCCATCAGAAGTACGTACTTTGTAAGGCTTATTTATATCTAAGCCGGGTTTAACGGCCGACTTAGCGCCGACTTCGGCGGCTGTAGGTGCTAACTCCTCCAGTGTCTTAGGTTTAAGTTCTCTAGCTTTAAGAAGCTGTTTAAGTGCGCTTAGTTCGCCCATTTGCTTAGTCCGTCATATCTACAGTCTGCGCATCCGCCGTCGATTCTGCTTGCTCTTTTAGCTTGGCGTTAATGAGATTCTCGACAATGTCCTTAGCGTGCGCATCGGCGGAAGCAGCGCCATGCATGTTACGCCAGATCCAGTAATCGTTGTTCAAAGCTCCTACGATGATTCCTATATTACCTTTCGCGCCTCTAACCAATCTACCCAACGTAGAACCTGCACTAGTCGGAGGCATTACTTGAGAGGCCGGAATCAGACTAGAGCCCCAAGGCCCACCAGCGGGATACACTTTCCACGGTTGATTAGAGGCCCCTTCTCGTTCCAATTGTGGCGTAAAGAACATAGCTTCAAGTTCTTCAGGCTCTTTGACGGAGTTAATAATACCAGGAGCATCATTTTCAAGAGTCTGGGTCATCTCCTGCTTCGCTCTGGGATTCTCTCTAAGCTCCTTAGCCCGCAAGGGGTCGGTGTAGAACGTAGAACTAGGAGCATAGTATTCCCCAGGCTTGGAGAGCTGTTTCTCAGTCTCTACCGCGCTTCTAAGCGCGTTGGCTTTCTGTTCTTCATCAAACTGATCACTACCTAGGACCGTTGCAGTGTGCATGCCAATCCTAGCCGCGTCCAAACGGGGAGAACCGGAAGTCGTCAATGCTTCGCCTCTCTCCATTACTGTGCTTAGATCCCTAGCTTGAGCATCTCCATTCTTTCGGTATTGACCGAACAAGCCTATATGGAAATCAATAATAGCAGCGTCTATATCAAGAGACTTTTCTTTCTCCAGCTGCAATGACGACATACCACCAGTCATGAAGATGGTCTTGTTTCGATCATAATTCTTAACTACTAGTTCAACAGCTTTATCCGGTGCAGCTCTAACTAACATCCCAATAACCGGATGAATCTCCGCTATCTCGTTAAGAGTCTTGAATTGAGTAATCTTGCTAGCACGATCCAACGCCTTCAAAGTATCAACACTGTCGATCAACGAAGCTTGATCGTCGAATATCTTATCAATCTCTCTCATCTTGCCATCTACGTATTCTTTAGACAAAACAGCATCCGGGGTGTCACTTCTTGACAACACATCCGCTAGATAGATACGCCAATCTTTCTTATACAATTCAGCGCGCGTCCTAAGCCCCGCACGAGCCTCATCAGCATTGATCTCACGCCCAGTAGTCTCAGAGTCAGTTACTACAGTGCTGATGTAATTCTGCATGTCCATGATCGCGCCATGTCGCCCCTGATTCTCAAATAGGACATCTACATCTCCTTGGATACTGGTGCCTAGCATACTTTGGTAACTAAGCATCTCCTTCTTCGTTTCCATATCGGCTTTGGCCATCTCGAATTCAACTTGCCTAGCCGGATTCCTACCTGCCGAATAAGAACGCTCAAGAAGAGCGTCCATGCCCGCTTCGATAGGATCTTTGAACTGCTCTCGTTCAGCCTGGGCGCGCGCACGGGTGCTGGAGTACTGCTGTCGAATAGTCTCCTCAAGATGTGGATACCTATTGATGTAGCTCTTAAGCAACGTCTCCTGGCGTATCTGACTATTAGACCCACTAATAGCTCCCTGGCGTTCTGCTATCTTTAGATCGGAAAGTTTAGACGAATACTCATTGACCGCGGCCGTATCTCCAGCCAAGGCACTATCGTACATACCTTGTTTGGCAGCACGAGCTTGAGTGTAAAGTTCATCTTGCTTAGAAATCTCCTCATTCTGCTTATCCGCAAAACTACGTAACACTAGGCCACTTGTGGCTTTAGCAAAAGCATCGGCAGCGCCTGGAAGCTGTTCCAATGGATTAGATGTATCGACGAACTCATCCGCGCCAAACCGCATGTTGGCTGGTACGTCTACTGAACCTGTAAATTGTTTAGGCATATTATTATTGACCTTTAGGGACCATCAATGGATTAGCAACAGTACCAGCGGAAGATAGGCCACCAGCTATAGCGGTTCTTTCGTTAGCCTTCAAGATAATCTCCGTAAGCTTATCCGGATTTTTATAAATTCTATCGGAGATATTCTTTAATCCTTCATAGTATTCTGCATTCTCTTTCTGCGTAAAATTACCTATCAGTAAATTGATCCTGAAATTAATGTTATCCTTCTTTGCTTTAGTGTCCAGATAAGTCTCATCTGGCGCGTATCTAGCCATAATCTCAGCTGTCTCTCCAAGAGCGTCGGTAACTCTACTCTCTAAGTCTTTAGTTCCGGCATCCAGATCGTACATCCAGCCAACATTAGCTGGCGAGAAACCTAGACCCTGCCACACCATCATAGAGCTAAACGTATCCGTTTCCATATCTGGGAACAGGCGTTCACCTTTCCGATTAGTGATCTTTCCTAGGTGATCGAACCAAGCCGCCTTAGAGACTGCATTTCTGGTACTGGAGAAGATATTAGCAACCTCCATTACTGCTTGACGCCGTTCCGCGTCTCCTATATCCAGAGTTCTACCTGGACCAAAGATGTCGTATAGCCCAGTCACAGCGTCGTACCAACGCATCATACCTGGTGCCGCCGCGCCTCCTATGGTTTCAAACACCCCCTTCTGGCCAGACTTGTACATATCGAATGTCTCTTCGATAGCTGAGAATGGGGAAAATCTAGTAGAAATCTCAGGATCGGCTCCTGTCCAACTTGCCATCACTTGAGCCAAACCGCCTCTAATAAACTTAGCAAACGTCTCATCATCTACCTGTAACTCAGGAGGCATATTATTAAACGGATTAATCTTATCCGCTGTCATAGCTTTAGGGTCGTTGGTGGCTTCCTTCTTGGCGTTTACGGCAGCACTAACCATGCTGTCCATGAACGGAATACCCGCAGCGCCGAACATGGCAAGATACCCAGTCATGATCTTAATCTTCTCGCCCTGAGTCCATTTGCGCACGCCACCCGGAAGAGAGCCCCCTACCATATTCTCAAGCAGCTTAGCTGTAACTTGATAGAACTGGGTAGGAATACTGAGTAACCCTTTCTGCCACCAAGCACGATTGGATCTATTTAGGTTAAGAGTGAATCTCCAAGAATCCTTGGCAATCTGATCTACATCCTTGTCCGTAAGCTTATAACCCCTCTTCTTATTGCTAAGGAACGCGTCCCTGGCTAACAGATAGCCATAACCTCGGGTCCACTGCTCTCCACCACGCATGAACGTTAGGCCGGCATCTGACATCCTCCGCATAGCGTCAGCGGACATAGATACACCTTCTTCCAGTGCAGCGTAATCCGCCGTACTCTTTAGGGAGTCGAACAGCCCAACTCTACGTATCTCTTTCACTACATCCGCTAGATATCTATTGTCCACGGAAGCGTGACCCGCAATCATACTTACGGCTTTCTCGTTCTTCCTACCAGCCCACGCCGCCATGAGCGCCATATTCATAGGCAACAACTTCATAGCTTTACCGGGGTAGGCGGCTAAGGCTGTGGCAAATCCCATGCCTTGCACCAGTACTTGCGCCGGATTGAATACGCCAAGGTACTGATGGAATGTGACCCCTCGGATAACAGACACGGGGTCTTTCGCCGCCAGATTCATAAAGAAGTCAGAAGCCGCTTCATTGACATTCCTAGTCGTCAACGTAGGCGGTCGCGATGAGATAGCTTCAGCTATGGCGCGCATCCTGTTGTTCCACCAGTCCTGAGACATAGTGTTCTGCTTCATCTGATCTTGGATGAACGTTCTCTGAGCTTCAATGGATTCTTTAATCTTAGTATTGTTCTCTGCTTCCTTAGTCAAAGGGCCGCGCCAATCAGTAGGATTCCTGAGATATTCCTTGTAGGTATTCTGGAATCTACCAATCAATCCCATCCGTAACTCGTTATAGGAATATCTATTAGCTACGTGATTCATGTTCATAGCTATAGATTTGTACGCAGAAAC